AGCAATCGTGGCCGAAGCGGTGCCGCCATCAAGGTTGATGGTGGTGGCGCCCTGAGTGCTGACCGCGCCGTTCACCAAAATGGTGTCGGTTGTGGACCGCGAGCCAGTGGTGTGAGTCGCGATGGACTGGGACATGTGAATTTCGTCCAAACCCAGAATGCCTTCGCCCATCATGCCGTTTTTAAACTGGCGGCTGATAGTGCCGGTGGGGTTGAACAAGCCCTTCATGCCTTCGACCAGACCAGCGTTAGCCGCCGGGTTGACGGTGGCGTAGCGCGGCGACATACCGGCAGCGGATTCGTTCAGCTTCTGGTTGGCCTGCAACAGCACCAGCGAGGTCGCCGGGGTGGTGCCGGGGGTGCCGACCGACTGGAAGATGTTGCGGAACGAGTTCGCAACGTCGGCGTCGATGCTGGCGGCGAGTTGGCTGATACGCGGCTTGAGCACGCGATCTGCAAAGTCGTCCAACTGCATCGTCATCTCGGCGGTCGTGAAGTTCACGCCGATGTGCTTCTGGCTAGTCACCGCCAGCGAAGTGAACTGCTCGTTGTCGTCCTGCACCTGCAAGGCGGCACCGTCAGTCACCAGCGCACGGTCGGGCAGACGGATGCGCAGGGTGGAGCCGATCTTGGCTCCTTCAACCGCGAACGAGTCGTCGTACTGACGGTTCACGTTGCGGGTAATCACCAGGTTGTTCTCCAGAATTTCCAGAGCCTTCCGGGTGATCATGTCAATGGTAAGCAAGCTATTCGGCATGATGAATTCCTTTCAGTTCAGCGTTGGGCCTGGGCCTTCCGAATCTGACGCTGCCGTTCCGCTTCAATCCACTCAGACGTTGACATGGACTTGACCGATCTAGGGTCAGTCGTGTCGTAGGTCGGGTTGGTCGCGTTTCGGGGAGCTACAGGTCGAATCGGGTCAGGCGCAGAGGTGGTCTTCCGTGCGGGAGGATCAGAGGCCAGTTTGACCTCAATCTTCCCAATCTCCTTGGCTTGCGAGAGCGGTGGCAGGCGAGAAATGCGGTCCGCATCTTTGGGGTTTTGCCCCAGAAAATACGCGACCTCCGGGCCGATGTCCGATGTGCGGATCGCCTCGGCCATCACATCCGTGATTCGGAGTTTCGGGTTGTACGCGACCTGTTCAAAGTCTTCGTACTTGGTCCGAGCCTCTTCTTCGCGGTCGTGATACGCGTCAAGCGCTTCAGTCTGTTGCTTCTCGGCGTCCCGTCGCGCCACCAGTTCTTGAGCTTTCCGTTCCGCCAGCGCTTCGGCATAGGCTTCGGTGGACTCAAAAGTGTCGGCGGGCGGCAGTTCCTTGGGAGCTTCAGGCTGTGATGCTTTCTGCGTCCTTTCCCACTTACGTTGCTCTCTTGCGAGGCGTTTGCTGATCAGCGCGTCAACTTCTTCCTGGGAAAAAGTCTTCGGAGCGTCAGCAACTTCCGGCGTTGGAGATTCAGGTTCTGGAGTTGCAGCCGTTGCTTCCAGTTCCGGCGCGGGTATCTGATCCGCTAGGTTTTCTTCCGACATTTACGATTTCAACGAAATCCCTGGCGAACGCACCAGTGCGGTATTGGGATAATACATCAAACGGTCAAAGCCGCAACCTTGTCTTGGAACGCTTTGATTCTTGCGTCGAGCGCAATGCGGTCGGCGTCAACAGATTGCAGTTTGGTTGCGTACTCAATTTGCAGTACAACCACCGCAGCTTCAAGGTTGGCGACTTGCTGCTCGCGGGCCATCAGCCCCGCAGTCTTAGCCGCCGCTTCTGTAGCAAACGACTTCTGTTCAGCCAGCAACGCGGCTTCGCGGGCGTCCAGATCAGCCTTCTTGGTGTCGTTGGCTCGGGCAACCTTCTCGGCATCCTCAACGATCAGGGCGGCTTTTGCGACGGCGGCGTCCAACTCTTTGGCCGCTTTCTCGCGGTCCTTGTTGGCCTTTTCGACCGCGCTCATGGCGCCTTGGCGCTTTGCCAACTCGTCGCGCAACTGCGCCATCGCAGCCAAATCTTTCGGAAGCTGCTCCGTGAAGTAGGTGAGGTAATCGACGCTCGGTTGGTCGTTGATGATGTTCATGATCTCACCTCAAGCGTAGTAGGACACGTTGAGAACAGCGCTTGCACTTTGCTGGATGAATCGAATCTGCGTCAGGTCACCGTCGTACTGAAGCGTCACGCCAGCAGCCAGCGGCATACCAATGGATGCGGTGGGCGCTGTGCCGTCATCCCGCCACCGGACGGTTTGCGTCTGCGGAATGATGACCGCAACCGTAGGCCGACAAGCAGTGCCGTTGACGTCCACTGCGGGAACTGTCAGCGCCGTAGATGTACTCAACGAAGTGATCTGCTGATACCCGAGGCGCGTGGTGATGGACTTCAGAGGGATGGACATGGAAACTCCTTCAGACCGTGAAAGACAGGGGGTCGAAACCCCCGTCCATTAAGCCGGAATTTCAGCCCACAGCAAGCCCACATCCAGCGAACCGCCCGTGAGAGCGGACGTAGAACCGAAAGCAACGTAGCAGCCCGGAGCCACGATGATCGCGCCCCTGACATCATCCACAAACACGCCGGGGATCAACGCCGCCGTGGCACCAACCGCACCCAGCGAGAACGACGGCGCGATCAACGACGATGCAAGCGCGGCAGTGTTTGACGTGTTAACCATCGCGTAGGCAACGCCGCCCGTTGCGGCCAGCGAGTAGGTGTTACGAGCGGCAGTCTGAGTGCCCGTGACCGCAACACCGCCTTGGTTGACGCCCCAGAACGCGAAGTCCAACGTGCCTGCCGCCGAGCCCGTAGTACGGATACCGACACGGGCTTGGATAATGGCGAGGTCCACGCCCGACGCAACGGGGTTAAACAGGCCGATGAGCGGAGTGCCCGCAGCGCCGCCCGCGAAAGCAGTCGGGTTGACCGCTGCGCCCGTGACCACGAAAGTGCGACCCGCTTTGGACAGCGAGTAGTAGTCCGGCGCCAGCATCGACTCGTAGATTTCGCCAAAGGTGCCAGCGGGTGCGTTGGGCGTGCCAGCAGCCTGACGGGTTGACGGCAGCGAACCTGCCTGACCTTGAATGAGCATGTGACCTCCTAGTTGGTCATGTTGCGAAATTGGTTAGCCTGATGAGTGTACTCCGCAATCAGCACATCAGGCTCATCTGACACGGTTTTCGGGCGATCCGAGTCCTCGTAACTGTAGTGTGCAAGCGCACGCAATGTGCCGAGAATCTGGGTCAACAGGTCTTGAATGGACTGGTTTGCTTGGTTAGATGGCGCAGACCCTACCGCTATCGCTCCGAACGTGTCGGTCAAAATGGCGCGGGATGCACGCTGTCCGTCCAAGCCACCCATCGTCACAGGAATGGCAATGGAGTTTGCAGCGGTCTGCGAGGCAAGCGTGTTGGTGGATCGACCGTAGGTTACGTTGAAGGTGTTCAACTGGTAACCCTGCGGCAGGTTACCTACCGCTTGCTGGTTGCCAACACCATCCGTCAAGAATCGCCGAGTAATGCCGCCGTAATCCACGCCGCTGACAGGCACCGGGTTTGCAGTGGCTGTAGCGCCAGCAGCGATGCTCCCGCTGACAGTAGCAGTAGCCGTCACTGAAGGAGTCAGGCCAAGGAACGGCGCTGGCGCAGAGCGCAACACCGTGGTCGTAACCAAGGTGCCCGACGAATACGACGAGATGAAAACACGGAAAAACCGTGCTGTGACCGGAAACACCCACGTTGCGCCAGCAGTCGGGTTGGCAAGCGTCACTGCCGGGGCCGCAGCGCCGGAAGCAGGCCATCCACCCAAGTTGCCCGCAGCGGTAGGGACGCTGATGTCGTTGGTGGTTTGGAACACCACCGTAGCCGACACCGTCGTTGAAAACGTGACAACGATGCTCTGGTAACCGGCGGTGTCAATCCAGCCCGTAGGACTGCCGTTGACGTTTTGAGCAAGGCCAGTGAATACTTTGGCGTCTGTGAGTTGCAAGCCGCCGTCAGTACCGACTCTCGCTTGGCGATACGCACCGTCAGGCCCAACACCACTGATGACCGTGGGACTAGCAGGATCAAGACTGACGTAGTCCCGCATCGTGACCCGCACCGCAGAACCAACAGGGTACGCTGGGTTGGACAGGTCGTTGTCTGGAGAAACCAACCCGCTGTCATCAAGCGCATCAGTGATCGCCGTAGTGTTAACGGCAGGTACGCTGATCGGATTGACCGGGACGTACAACGTCCAAGACGGGATTGCGTAGGCTTCGGGTGTGCCGGTGCCGGTGTCCCGGTACACGAACAACTGGCCTGTGGAGTCCACAAACACAGTGTCAGAAAGAGAGCCGCCGCCCCCGCCACCACCACCGCCCGTAGTCGGGAGCGGAGTTGCGGCGCTAACGTCTTCCGGGTTGCCTGAGACATTCTCGTAGGCAATGACCGTGCGTTCAGGGGCGCCTGTGTATCTCATGCAAGGAACTTCAACTTGTAGAGGGTGGACAGATACTGCCCGATGATTTCATCAATGATGTTCTGCAACGCCGTGTCGGTCTTGTCGCACACCTTATACCGCATGTCTTCAACATCCTTGAGCGAATCTTCAAGGAATTCGATGATGTTACCCGTTTTTTTGGCACTCATCAGAGAAATCGGCCCGATCAAACCGTGTCGGCCTTGGTAGGCTTCCGCAAACTTGTCAGTCAGATCGATGATGTTGTCGTAGAACTCGTTCAACGCCGAGTGCTTGGAAAACGATCTGGTGTTGAGGTGAACGCTGTGGGCGACATCCCGTGCCAAGAACAGAGTGCCAACAAAATCTGTGCAGTGCATGGTTATGTGTGCCGGTAGGGGTTAAAGATCAGACCCGGGTGTTCACGCTGGTAATCGGCAAGTGGGACGGTGATCATGGAATTTGGGGTTTAAGCACTACCGGCAGGGGATGGGTATTAAGCCGAAAGCACAGCGTCCGCGCC